GTCAGTGAGGCTCGTCAATGCCAAGTTCGGCGCACTGATCGTGGACGAGGCACACCGTGCGAAGAATGCAAAGTCAGGACGCACCAAGGGCATCGCACATATCGCAAAGTCAATCCCGACTGAAGGATATGTGACGCTCTTGAGCGGAACGATCATCGTGAACCGTCCGAACGAATTGGTCTCGCCATTGTCAATCATTGGCAGGCTTGACCGAGTGTTCGGTGGTAAGTCAGCGTTCCTGTTTCGTTACTGTGACCCGATCCACAACGGCTGGGGTTACGTGTACAACGGAGCAACCAACACCACTGAGTTGAACGACAAATTGCGTGGCACCTGCTACGTGAGGCGTAACAAGTCAGATGTGTTGAAGGAACTACCTGCCAAGCGCCGTGCTCAGGTTGCTACCGAGATCAGCAACACCGATCTCGTGGCATATCGCTCTGCCGAAGAGAACTTCCGTGACTTCGTCATCGCCAATGGCGGTGTTGAAGCATGGCAGAGAGCCTCTAAGGCTGAAGTGATTACACGCTTGAATGCATTGCGCAGGTTGCTAGGCATCGCCAAGATCCCGTATGTGGTTGAGCACGTAGAAGAACTTGTCGCACAAGGCGAGAAGGTCATCGTGTTCGCACACCACAAAGAAGTCATCGCACAACTAAGCAGTGCTCTTCATGAGCACGGCGTAGTCAAGGTGGCTGGCGGACTCAGCGATGTGCAGAAGCAGGAAGCAGTTGACGCATTCCAAACTGGTAGCGCCAAGGTGTTCATCGGACAATTTCAATCCGCTGGTGTTGGTCTCACATTGACCGCATCATCGCATGTCGTGTTCGCTGAATTGCCATGGGAGCCAGCCTCCGCAGTACAAGCCGAAGACCGTGCGCATCGCATCGGTCAAGACAACGCTGTGGTGGCATGGTGGCTACTGGCTGTAGACAACACAAGCGAGATCCCAACAGTGGACGATCGCATGTGGGCGCTACTGAATGCCAAACACGAGACAGTCTCGGCTGTCTTGACGGGGCATGGTGAGGACATGGGCGCCGAGGGTGCGACAAGCATCACTCAATCGCTCATTGAAGGCATCATCGGCAACGGAGGTTGATCGTGGGCGCTCGGCGCCTCATGGTCGGCGCCAGTAGCGACAGACGGTGCGTTCTTGTCCTCACGAGAACCCATCACAGTGCATCACGGGCGCAAGCCCGTGGTGTTCTGACAGTACATTGGCACACCGCTTGTGTACTGTCAGAACATCACCCGATGTTCAAGTAACAACGCCTGAGGAGGCACCATGAAAGTAAGTCAAGCAATCAAGTTATTGAGTGAGATCAACCCTGACGAAGAGATCGCTATCTCTTGGTGGGAATCAAACTTGTTCACTGACAAAGACAACAACCAACTATTGGCAGACTCAGAACTGTGGCTCAAGGCAGTCGCAGTGTTTGACGCCAACGGTGGTTACGACAGCGTCAACCAATTGGTATGGGATTACCTCAATTACGACATCAATCAAGAAGGAGAGTTTTAAATGGACATTTCAGAAGCAATTCAAACAATGATCACTAATCGCCACCTCAAAGAACACGAAATAGTGGTGAGGTGGTCGTGGTGCGACATCCAAGCGATGTACCCACAGTGGACAGAAGACCAATGCCGAGATGCCCTGTATGAAGTTGACGATTATGTACACGAGAGAATCGTTGAACTCGGCAACGATGTGTTGAAGCAACTTGTATACGAAATCGTTGAAACGAAATGGGAGAGTGAATAATGAACAACATCGGAACACCAATCGGTGCATGGGCAATCATCAAGTGGTATGACTCAGGCATTGAGAGCGAGGTATTCATCTCGTTCGGTACATGGAATGAGAACGAGTGGAACGGCGAGTTTGACTCGTTCGGGAATCGTGACGATGAGGTCTTCTTCTACTGCGAAGGCGGAGAAGAAGAACTCAAGTCGCTCATGGGTGACAGCAAGGAAGACTTCGTGGTCATCAACTACGCAGTTGACTACAGCATCCCGCTCGTGCTCGCTGACATGGATGAGCCAGTATTCAAGGAGGAAGCATAATGATCGGTACAAAGAGTTGGCTACTGACAGGTTGTTATGTAGACGGCACACACGGCGTCTACAGCGCCATGGAAGCGTGCAGGATCGCACGAGAACTCGGATGGGATGGGCAACAGCCCACAGACATTGAGGACTCGTGGTACCAAGAAGAGGTAGCCACGGAATGGCTGAACGAAATGATCGCTGATGATGGTCACTCGTTCGGCTGGCATGACGCCGAATACTTCTACATGCCACAAGCATGGTGGGAGGATGTCGCTTGATTGGGAGCATCACGGGCTACGGCTCGTGGTGTCCTCACAGCCCATAAATCATATTTGTGGGTTGTGAGGGCACTCAGTGCCCGATAAATTAATTAATCCCTATGACCTGAGGAGGTCTTATGTTAGAGCCAGTAATCACGATGACCGTTGAGCAATGGGAAGAGCAATACGAACCCTTTGTCAATCACCTAGATGCAGATGCATCATGGGCAACCGATGACGCCAACGGCATCATGTTTGAAACATACGGTGCCGAAGTTGATTATGTGTATGCCCGACCACTCAACCACACATGGACATATGTGGATGGCGAAGAGGGCACATACATTCTTGCTGGACGTCATCTCGTAAATCGCATAGGTTACTTCGTAACTGCGGTGCCATGGAAGGATGACTTCAACACCAAGTATGAAATTCAAGTAAGTGCCAATGATGATTATTACCAAACAGTGTTAGACCTTGAAGGAGGTAGCAAATGAGCAAGATCAGTTTTGACAATGTGGATGAAGGTACCGAGGTAGAAGTACTCGTGCAGATATCCCCGAGGGAGACATTCCCGTACACAGGGATCGTTTCACGAGTCAGTGACACCGAGTTGTCAATATGGACTACAGACAGTCCGAACGACACCTACGAGACCGAGCGTGAGATTGATATTCCAATCGCAAAGATCCTTGAACTGGACATCTTTGAATAATGAATCGTTAAGCGAGTCCTGAGAGGCTTGTACGAAGGGTGGCATCAGCCTCGGCTGGTGTCATCCCGTGGATGCTCTGCTTCCTATAGGGGGTCAGCGGAGCGTCCACGGGGTGAGGCAACTGTGCAACACCTGTACATAACAATGATCTGAGGAGGTCATCATGAAAAAATGGAATGTAACGGTCTCGCTCCAAACGGGCGTGTACCTAGAAGGAGTCAATGCACATGACCCTGCGACATTGATCGCAGGCGATCTTGTTGAAGCAGACGTGATCAAGGCATTGATTGAGCAATTGCAGTCGGGTGATTCAACACTGGACTGGGTAGTGGAAGAAGTGCAAACACTGGACGGTCGTGTCGTGCGGTTTGACGATGAGGATCGTGTATGGCTCGGAGATGCAGTATGAGTAAGGGCTGGGTCACACAGATCGTCATGCTTCTCGGTGTCACGGAGATGGAAGCCGAACAGATTGACAAGTACGCCCTTGAAGAAGGGCTGTACAACGAGATAGACAGCAGTGAAGCCAGTGTGGCAGAACTTAAAGGGTTCTACGCAATGGTTAGCGATGAGTACAGAAGAGCAAACAACATTGAAACAAAGAGCCTTTAGGAGGGCACAACATGGGAACAATTAATGCACTAGGCATGGCGGAAGCCGTGGGAGACGGAATGATTGAACTGCGTCAGGCGCTCGCATGGCACCTGCAAAGCAATCACTATCCAGCAGTACCACTGAACATGGTTGATCCATGCGTCATTGCAATTCAGTTAGTCACCGAAGGTGAGCACGACAGCAATGTCTCGCTTCCCGATGGGATCTTGTGGCGAGGTCAGCCAGTTGCTCCAGCGTGGGCAGTTGTAGACGCACACCACCTTGAATCATTCATTGACATCAGCGAAGAGGAATGGGGTTTCTAATGAGCGAAGAAACAGTAAACAAATGTTGTGAGTGCGAGGAGATCGTGGACACCGAAAGTGACTTCGGCTGGAGCACCGTCAAAGAGGATTACCTCTGCTGGGGTTGCTACGAGTCAGATCAAAACTACGCTTCAACTCTCCATGTCATTGATGATGGTGCAGTACTCAAGTACTACATCGGAGATCATGTACGCATGGATGAATACGGCGATGACATGTTTCGTACCAACATCACGGTCAATCGTGAGTATGTGCACTCCAGTGCATGGCGTGGTTACTTCAACACCACGATTGAAGGCTGGACACAGGTCATGGATGGATGGACTACGGGAGGCTGGGGTGACCCAATCGCTGAACGTAAACAGACATTCAATGAATGGGCTGAGTCACTAATGACAGGTGAACTGGTACCACCAGTCCCTGTAGCCATCGTGGCTGACCCAACGAGCAATGTGTTCAGCATGGGCATCTCGGTACTCACACCTGAGCCAGCCAAACTCAAGGAGTGGATCAACGGAGACTTTGAGGCACTCTACGGAGCGCTGTCATGAGTGACTACACAGAGTTCAATCGCAGAGTGACTACGGGGTTCTTCGTGTACCTCGCAGTCCTTGTGTCAGCGTTTGTGGTGGTGCTGTTCCGAGACTATGCACAACGCATGGACTTGTATGTCTGCAACACAAAGCAACACATCGTGACATACGGGGAGAGCCTGTGGGAGATCGCTCAGAGCAACTGCTCAGGCAATATCCGATCAGCCGTAGATGACCTCGTAGACACCTACGGGTCAACCATCCAAAATGGGCAGGTCATTGACCTCCCCACAAAATAGAAATAGAAGTTGCAATTCCCAATCCACGGAGGTAGTTTTATCTCAGTGGTACAACAAATCAAATAAGTCAAACAACAAGGAGAAATAGCATGTCAAGAGAAACCAGTCAGTGGCTCAACCAGAACGTTCTGGTGGGCTTTACATCTAAGCGTGGAAACGCATGGCACTACAAGGCAACTGAACAAGGAACCGAGCCAAACCATTACGAGCAGGCAATCCCTGTTGAAGATGTGCGCAGGCGTTTGTTCAACTGGCAGGCTGTTGAAGCACCAGTGTTCGTTCAAGTTCCTGACAACGCTGGAGTCAATCGTTACATTGAGCAGAGTGACCGCAAGGCAATTGTTCGTAACGACACTTATGAGACTCTCGGTCTCTTCAAGGACTCGTATCAGATCCACCAGTACAACGAGTGGTTGATCGGAACCATCAGCAACATCATTGATGACAGCAACTTGCAGATCGGCTCTGCGGGCTTGCTCCGCAACGGTGGAGTTGCTTGGGTCAGCATTGAGATGCCTGAGACAGTTCAGACCAAGGCGGGCTTTGAGTTCCGTCCACACCTACTCGGAACCACGAGCCACAACGGCACACTTGCCACCACCTTCAAGCGCACAGTCACCGCCGTGGTGTGTGACAACACACTTGCTGGAGCACTTGGTGAGAGCGGATCAGAGTTCAAGACCCGTCACAGCAAGTTCAGCAACGGACGCATCCAAGACATCCGTGATGCTCTCGGAATCATCCACACCATGGCAGACGAAGTCAGC